TGCCCACAGATCAATTGACCTGCGATTATCAAATGTATCTCCCATATCAATCAAGGTCTTGATATTGTTCTCTTCCAGATAAGGAAAGAAAATAGTATCATAAAACTTCTTAAAGTATTCGTGCAAAAACTTGGAAGATTTGCGAGCACCAAAATGCTGGTCCGTAATAATGGCAACCTTCATCGATTTTTATAAGCGATATTATCCTTAATGGTATTATAATCGGAACTATTACCCGAAAGCAAGCTATCATCGACCATCATTACCTCATCAAAACCAGTCCTCTCAATAATCTTGGTCTTGATTTCCAGTTGCTTTTTCTCTTTCTGAATACGACGGAGAAAAGCATAATGAATGATTTGTGTAAAATATGCAAAAGGATTAGTTGATTTATTTGGATCAAAATTATGAATGTACTGAACACAATTTTCAATCCCATCAGAGATCATATCATCTCTGAACATATAATTCACAAAATTAGGTTTATATGAAAGGTGTGTGGCAATTTTCAGAAAACACTCACCCAGGTAATTGGTAATTTGTGGTTTTCCTTCCCAGTGCTTTGCTCTTTCTTCTTTTGGTTGCTTTGTAAGATCTTTATCATACTTTTTCAAGTATGCTGCTTCAACTTTAGTTCTGTAAACAATTAATGCTTCAAGTAACTCTTTATTATTTACATAATGCTCTGATTTCTTTTTGGACATAACATTGGTTTACTGTAGATAAATTTTTGTTATGTTTATTATAGCACACTTTAAGGACTTGACAACATTCTAAAATATAAGTAGAATACGTTTGTTCCCGTTAAAGATGAGACTTAGCTTTCTTTATTATCTTTAAGATCTTTACGGAAAAGTTTCTCTAAACGCTCTCTTGCATCTTCAACTGTTGATATAAATCCCATTTTATCAGATATTGAGACTTTTCCATCAACTTCAATATCAGTATCTTCATCGTTAATATATTTGTTATAAAATCCAATTGTATCCTTATTCTTAACTTCAGTCATTGTTATAATCTTATCAAGTTTGATAACAAAAATATCATCATCTGGTATATCCATCCACGGTTTTATTTTGACATACATTCCAATATGATTTGAGTGCATTTTCATAATGACTGGATTTTGGAGCACAATAATTGGATCTCCATCATTATCATCAATGGAAACTAATGAGAATATTTCTTCTCCTGTCATTAATTTGATTGATGCGTAAAACTCTTCTCCCATTAGTTTTTAAGCGGTATGTTTACAATATCATAATTAAAATTTTCTTCATTATAAACTTTAATTCTTTCAATTAAGTGGTTAAGTGTATAATTTTTTTTTGATTTATAACTAATATCATCGGCAATGTCATATAGAGTTGCCTTTGTTTTGTTGTCTCCTTTTCTTAAAACTCTCCCGATTGATTGAAGATTTCTAATTCTTGATTTAGATGGAGATGCAAAGATTACGTTGTGTAGATTTTTAATATTAATACCAGTAGAAAAAGTTCCATAAGATGCAACAATTATTGCGTTGCTTTCTTTTTCTGTGATTTCTCTGACTTTTTCTCGATCCTCCGTATCTACACCACCGTGTACAAAAAACACGTGACGTTCTTCAACTATGCTATTATTTATGAGTTCGTATAAAGGTTGTCCGTGACCTTCGACTCTGGAAAATAGAATTAAAGTATTACCTTTGAGATCTATGGCAAGGTTTTTAATAAACTTATTTCGTTTTTCGTGATTGATAATATATTGAACTTCATCTTCAAATGTTTCAAATCTATTTGGTGGGTGTTTCAATAGCAGAATATTAATATCCAATTTAGCAACGTGACCCTTTTGCATCAGTTCATCTGTGCGAACGATTTTATAAGATGGCCCAAACAAACCTTCTAAAACCCACTTGTGTGTCTGCGTGCCGTCTAGCGTGCCGGTGAAACCATAACGATATTTTGCATCAGAAAGCTTTGTCATTATAGATACTAATGACTTTGATTTAAACTGGTGTGCTTCATCTCCTACGACCACATTAAATCTTGAGAAATATTGTCGGGGAAGTTTGTAGATGGACTGCCAGGTTGTAATGATGACCTGTGAGTCTGTTTCTCTCTCTTTTCCCGCATAGATCTTGTGGCAATATGAACCCACATCCCACCCATAATCTGCAAAGTCTTTATACATCTGCTCTACAAGGGATGTCGTCGGAACGACTATCAGAGTATTTTGTCCTTTCTCAACGTAATATCTCACAATCGAGTATATCATCAATGACTTTCCAGAGGCAGTTGGAGATATCAACAACTTTCGATTATGTTTTAAAGCGTCGTATACTCCCTCAACTTGGTATTCGCGGGGAGCATACTTGCAAATAGATGCCATATAATCTTTCACACCTTCTTTTGAAATCATATCATTGACTTCAAAAGGAAGACCATAGAATTTATTGTTAATAAACTCATAAGTATAATCGTGATTTTCACAAAAACTAGTTAGTTTATCTAATAGTCCTACATAGATTTCACCTGTCTGTGCGTTGAATAGACGTATTTTTCCGTCCCAGTGTCTGTTACGAAACTGGGGCATAAACTTCGCACCTGGTACGTCAAATGTGAACTGATCTGCAAGTTCATAATAGACGTGCGGTTCTGCTTTTATCTGAAGATAAACTTCATTCTTTTTTGATATCACCAAATGAGACATTACTCACAAGTTTCACCTGTGAATATTTATTGCTCTTGTTCTGGAGCGATTTCAACTGGTGGTTTCTTTTCCTCTTTCTTTTTCTTTGGTTGTGGAGCAGGAGGTTGTTCTGGTGCTGGTTGTGGAGCAGGAGGTTGTTCTGGTGCTGGTTGTGGAGCGGGAGGTTGTTCTGGTGCTGGTTTCTGTTGAACAGGTTGTTGAGAAGGAGTTTGTGCGGGTTGTTGAGGTTGTTCTGGTTGAGTTGGTTGAACTGTTGGTGATGTATTGATATGAGTCTGATATGAAGTGGTGGCATCATTTGCAACAGATTGTGCCGATGTGAGATTATCTTGTGCCATTGTTCTTGCCTGAACAATGTGTTGAACAGTCGGATCTGTTGAATGACGTCCAATAAAATCTTGAAATCTTTTTCTGTTTTGTATCAGAGGTTCAGTTCCATCGACATAACGGAGTTCTGATGGATCGTTAGCCTTATCGACCTCTGCCTGTGCAGTGGATACGTTTGTATTTGCCTGATCTACTTGCTGTTGTAGTTCAGATGCGGTTTGAGCGTGTTGTGCTTTACTATTTTCCATTTCAGCGCGTAATTCTCTGAAATTTTTAAGTCTTTTATCTACATTTACTAATGCATCAAAATCTGCAATATCAAGTTCACCAGATTCAAGAGATCCTTTCAGTTCTTTTTGAGTTTCTGGTTCTAATTTATCAACTTGTTTTGCCCAACCTGGTTTATTTTTCTCTGCCCAATTTCTTAACCATTCGCTGTCGGTTGATCTAGTTTCTGCTGCTTTCAATTCATCTTTTTTGATATCTCCGGAAAAAGTAGTTGGTCTTTGACCACCTTCAACAGTTTTTTGTTCACCTTTACCAAGTCTTCCCCTTTGGTTTATATACTGTGCCAACCACCTTGGATCCTCTATGACTTCTCCACCCCTTCCAGTTGAGAATAGTGCATCAACAGAATCAGCATCTCCAAATTTACTCTTTCCAGTTATTGCTTCAGAAGAAAGAGATTGCACCGCTCCTGGAATTTTTTCTTCCAATTTATCCAAATAAGATTGCATTTTTGGAAGAGCATCTTGCTGTTGCTCTTTTGACATCCCTTTGGTTGATGCCATGTAAAGCGCAAGTTCATTTGCATTGTCATTTACAAATGTTTCCAACTCGTTTTTTTGTTCTGGAGTTATAGATCCATCTTCTAATTGTTGATTTAGTAATTGCCCTACGCCCATTATCATTAAAGTTTTTGTTTCAGATGCTCCAGATGAATTAACAACTGCACCTTTGGCATCTTTAAGACTTAATCCATATGCGGGATTGCCTTCTTTATCAAAAAATCTAATATCAACTTTTGATGTATCTTGTTTTTTTCCACTTGTTTCAGCGTATTTTGTGGTGGTTGGAATTTTTGTGGCACCCTCAACTCTTGCAATATTATGCTTCACAAAGTTTTTTCTTCCACTATTACTCATTATAAAATTTAAAAATGAGTATTGTTGGTCTAAAAGTTTTTCGTAATATTTTTCTGCGTGTGCTTCGGTTTTTTGACCTTTTGTAAATCCATCGACAGGTGCATTATTAAAATGCAAAGGGTGTTTTGGATTTGTTTGTGCTTTATTTACTTCTCTTGCTAGATAATCAATAACGGTTGCAATGTCTTGTCTTTGGACTGCTCCTTTTATAATATTTTTTTTATCTATACCAACCATATGATTGTAGATATTGGCAAAAGAATGCTCATAGTTATAGTCTGGACCACCACGACCTTTTTTTTCTTCCTCATTAAAAAGGATTAAATAACACTCATTTATAAATTCTACAAACGTCTTCATCTTTATAGACAGTTTCTTTTATTTAGTTAAACCCAGCCTGGAACCTATGCCATTCTAGGGCATTCTTTATTTGAAACGTTCTGTTCGATATACACTTAATAATTTCCTCCAAGAACTTCAACATAACATCATAGTATCTTATTTTAAGGTCTAGTTGACTTAACTTGACATCGCCATCCATATGCCTCTGTAATGCCTCTTTATCCCGAACCTTATATGGAAACGGTTCTTCCTCATAAACTTCCATTGGAGCCTTTCCTGTATAATAATTATAACGTTCTAATCTAATTCGATTATAAGACTCTCTTGCCTTTTCGCGCAATAATGTAATCGTATTATAGAGTGTATAATACTTGGAGTGTAGTTGTGGAATTTTTAACGATTCATCGTGTAGATTATCGGGATCAATGACAGAGTCCTTCTGCCACATCTCCTGAATTTTATCAAGATCCATTAAGTTGAACTCTTAAGCGTATATACAGTATACTTGAAAGATGCCTCTGCTGTAAAGTATTCGAGGTCAGTTGTCGTTGCATCAAAATCGAGTGAACTTAATGAAATTGGGAATAGATCTAAAAATTTAACTTTTGCAACTTCTCTTAAGTTACTATTCAAAATACGAAGAGTTCCATCACTAAATGCCTCTTTCCCATCTCTTATACCATCATCTCTAGTCGTCAATGTTTTATATTGTTGTGGTGTTTCTGGAAAACCTAATCCAGTCAACCACGTATAGAGAGAAATATAATTTTCCATATTCTCATCAACCAAAAATTTAATAGTCAAATTTCCATAAGTTAATTTCTCACCAGGAACATCAAGATCTTTTAGATAATTGGGTTGTATTGTTGTTGCAAGAGAAATTTCTGGAATTCTGGCACTGTTAGAATAAAAATCTATTTTGGGATATTTTGCCAGTGTAAATTTAAATCCTACCGAGGACAAGAAATTTCGATTTGAAATTTGATTTACAAAATTATATCTTGTCATTAAAGGTTCAGTCAGTAATAATTAAATTAAACCAAGTTTCACTCATTCCAGTAATAATACTATCTGCAGATTCTTTATCGTCGGCATATCCTTCTTTGATTAAATGCTCGACGACTTTCTCGTAGTTTTTGTTAATCTCTTGAGATTGTCTTGGAGTGGGTTTCATCGTTATACTAGTTTTATATCTATTTAGATAAAAAAAGAGGGTCCATTGGACCCTCCAATAGATATGTGAATCGAGATCACATTAGGTTGGTTACCTTGACTCTTCTGTAGTAACGGTTTGCATTACGGTTGAGAGCACCTGCGCCAACAGTTGTGCCTTCAGCAAATGGGTTAGCAACAATACCGTAGCGGGTCTTGAATCCAATCTTGGGCTGGAAGGTGTCCTGACCAACGGCACGAACCATTTGGAGAGGTACATATGGGCAGTAGAAGAGACCAGCGTCATATGGGCTGGAACCCTTATAACCTACAACGTAGTACTGGTTAGGTGAAGCTGCGGTAGCATTAGCAGCATAAGGATCGATATATACACGATACTTACCTTGCAGAACACCAGCGAAGGTGTTACCAGTGTCA